TTTGGCGCTTGCTTTTGGAGAGCGTAATAGCTGTTGGAATCGTGAACGCTGACGTCCCTCTTGGCAATGAGTTCGATAGTGGCATCGCGGCGTGCATCTGGCGCTACATCTTGACCGCTGTTCAAGGCTGCAACCTTCCTGGACCTTGGGCCGTCGCATACAGACTCGCGTCCACCATTTTGCCTGCCTTGTTTGGACTCCCTTGGAAGCTTATCAGTTCAGCATTGTCGGTTTATGAGGTGGCCAACGCCGCGAATTGGACAGAGTTGGGCCTAACGCTCGGTAAGACCGCCTTTTACTTGCTGGCCCCAGCTCCAGTGGTCGCGACGTTCACGGCTGTGGTTGGCGTGGCCTACGCAGCTGCCTATGCCACCAGGTTTCTGGAAAGAAGAGAGCTTAAGTTACAAACCCAGGTGCTAATGCCCAGGTTTCAGCTTACCTACCGCGCTCGAGACATCAAGGTCCATTTCGACCCGGCTGACGACACAAACCCATTCACCATCACAGATTGCCCAATTAACATGTCCTTTTTCATGTTTAAGCGCTGCGAGGAGTGTGGAGGTGCCAGTTCAAGACGGGTTTGTGACGCGTGCCAGGTTTGTCCCACACATCACCTGCAGCAACTGGATCGGGAAAGAGGTCGCCAGTGGGAGTGTTGCATCGCCATTGAGCAGGGGCAACTTATAGAGGCTGAGTTTCAAAGCACTCAAAGCGCTCTAGCAAAGGTTGAGGCACTCACTAGGCCAAATGCTACCGGTCATCCCAGAGGCGAGGTTAGGCAAAAGTTGATCCCAGCATGCGTTCCCAGGGAGGAGCATGGGCGGCATCACACGGTTGCTCGAGGTTCCGCGTTCTCCATCGGTTCAGACACCAGCAGTGAGGCCAGCATCAAGCGTTGGGCCGCGAACACACGACCGGGCAGACCAGATGACTGCGACTCCATCACCTCTGCGGCACCCGACAGCGTAATAGAGGTGGCTCATCACGATCACCATGAGTCATCCTCTGACCGAGAGGTGGCTACTCGCAATTTCCGCGGATTGGGGCACACAGGCACTTTGGATCACCCCTTGTGCAATTGCAAGGAGCATGATGAGGAACAGGATTGGCCCGGGCGAGTCTGGAAGCGGTGTGTCGGAGGCAAGCACCACTGGGAGGCAGCTGGCAATTCAAGATGTCACCAGTGTTCCGCGGATCCGGTCATTGCTCAACTGCACCAGAACACGGTGCAACTGGATCAACGCTGCTTCATTCATGAGTGCACCACGATCAAGGAGCACATGGTCCACAGCCCTAGGCACTCAAACTATGTGATCAATCGCGGCAACACTCAGGTCGGGGCCACGCCCAACACCTGCCTCGTCAATGCCATCGCCAAGGCAACCGGGTTGCAAACCAGTTTAGTGTGGTCAACCATTTGCGCAATACTACCACAGTGTGCCACGGTTGACCTGCTCCCTTCCCCCGGACTTGATGAGCGATCGCTGCATGCAGCCGGATTGCTTTTGGGCTTCGGCGCGCAACTTCGGACCGAGCTAACAGGAGTGCCAAAGTACGCCGGACTCAAGACTGGAGAGCAGTACATCTTCACGCTCACCAAGGAGAGTGGTGTACCGCATTGGGAGTTCACTGGTGCCGCCCCGGTACGGCTGAAGGGTTTGGCAGAGGAGCGCGTTGCCCCCAACCCACTGCTCACACGATTCCTGAACGAGCTAGATGGCTTCCTAAGTGAGCATGACGAGCCAATCCTGGGAAGCTGGCAGGACGTCACCCTGGAGAAGCAGAGTTGCAAACAGCTGGTTCGAGAGTTCAAGAATGACACCTTCGGCACAATCAAGAAGTTGGAGGGCAAGCGCTACGAGCAGAATTTCACCCAGACCATGGATGCAGTGCACGAGCACTTCACCTCAAGAGTGGTGAGCATGCGTGGAATCACCGGTTGTGCCGGTTGCGGCAAGTCTGCCCCTATCAAGGAGTACCTCAAGAAGAGCCGAGCTTGGCAGGCCTGCAAAGGCATATGGCTGATGTCAGCACCTCGACAGCTGATCCGACAAGACTGGGCCGATGACCTGCAGCTCAACCGAGGCGGCTATGCTCTAAATACTTTCGAGCAGGCCCTCACTCGCACCGCTAGGGTCCTAATCATCGACGAGCTTTCGCTATTTCCCCCAGGCTACGTCGACTTGTTTTGCATACTGAAGCCCAGCATCTCTCATGTTATCCTTCTTGGTGACACTGTCCAAAGTCGGTTCAACAACCCAAACGTGGATAGCTGTTTGAACGAGCTCACCAACGAGGCAGAGCGTTGTTTCGCCCGCCTAGGGGGTGACTACTGCTTCTGGACGCACAGGTCTCCAAAGGTTATCGCTGATGCATATGGGATCCCAACAACAAGCCCGGTTCGAGGACGAGTTTCTCGCACCACGCAAGTGGATAGCAGGTACCCAATCATCGCAGCCACGAACGGGGAGACAGGCAACCTGAACTTCCAGGGTAACAATGCTCGCAATGTCGGTGGATCCCAAGGTGCAACTTACCACACAGCCCAGATAATGGTGACGTCAACTATGTTGCAGCAGCAAACAGCCGGAGACTTTTACAGTGCAGTGGGACGGGTAACCCACCACCTGATTCTGGTCGAGTCATATGGGCCAGGCTATCTTAGTCTGCTGAACACGCGAGCCGACGTTAAGGCTGTCATGGGCCTCACCGGACCAATAGACTTCAGGGCCCTGTTCAACAGACAACTCGCCGCTTTCAACCTGGTTTACATGGACCCAAAAAAGTTTGCCGACACCTCAGCGAAGCGCGCGGCTAAGTACTCCAAGATCTCTCGAGTGCGAAACTTGCGGCAAGCCCTTTCATCGGCGTCCAGCGTTACTCGCGCCAACGGACAAGCAACCACTGAGCCTTGTTGGACTGACCGCGCCCCGCCCACACTAGAAGTCCTGCTCAACAAGGAAACTTACGTGATGGCACCAAGTTGTAGGCCGTTTGAAAGCACCGAGCCCAGGTTCATCGAGCGCACTCATCTGCCAAGGGCCGACCCCGCCAGAATTTTAGATCAGGCGTTGGATGGTTTGACGTACAGAGAGCAACGCGAGGTTCTCACTGATGCTGGAATGACCAGCTGTTTCACCGAAAGGCACAATCCCTCTGGAATGCCGACGGAACAGCTATTTCCAAACCAGAGAGGCAACGACCCGGTACTTTTCCCTGTCACCATCAAGAAGCGGCTTTCCCCCGGCACAGTCGATGACAACTTGGAGGACCTTCATAGTTCCGACTGGAAGGCTCAGATTTTGTTCGATCACTTGGCTGGTTATTTGGACTTTCCAAAGTTTCCCGAGAAGCTCGATCTTGAGTTATTTGAGCAATGCATTTTCGAGACTGAGTTCCGCAAGCTAACGACTAAAACCCAGCAAACATTGTTGAATAACACCAAGCGCGGAGATCCATTCTGGAAGTTCAACTTCGTCGACCACTTCGTGAAGTCGCAGCTCAAGGCCAAACTCGAGACTTTAGGCAAGCCTGCCAAGGCTGGTCAGAGCCTAGCCACATGCCATGACTCCGTGATTTTGCTCTTTGGTCCAATGGTCCGTTACCTTCGCTGCAAGGTTATGCATAAGTTCCCCGCTGAGCTGTACTGCAACTGCGAGAAGACGGCTGATGACTTCGACAGGTGGGCACGCGAGCACTGGGTCGATCAGGAAAGCACTGAGAGCGATTTGGAAAATTTTGATTCCACTCAGCGTGGCGACAGCCTAGGAATCGAACTAAAGCTAATGTTCCAGTTTGGACTTGATCAGGCGCACATTGCTTTGTTCGATCAGTTCATGAGCGATTGCCGCACTCTGCCCGAGCTCTACTTGTTCTGGAAGACACATATCATCTCTTCTGTCATCGGACTCAAGCAAACGGGGCGAGACACGGGCGAGCCAGGCACCTACGACTTCAACACCTACTACAACCTGGCCTTAACCATTCTCATGTACAACTTGCCTCGGGGCGTTCCGGTAGCTGTAGGTGGCGACGATATGAGTGCGAACAGGCGGCTCGTCCTCTCACCTCTCTGGCTTCGCATTCGGGGGCAGTTCTTGACTGTAGCTAAGGTGGAGTACACCATCAGGCCCAGTTTCTGTGGATACTACGTCACTTCACATGGCGCGTATCGTAACCCCAGACTCCTGGCCCTTAAGACCATGTACCATCTAGATCAGGGATCCCAACACCTGGTGGACCTGTCGTACGCAGGCGAGGCTTACAGCGCCTATAGGCTTGGCGACAAGCTCATCGAGTTGTGCTCGTGGACTGAGTTGGAGTGTCTCGGCTGGCTGGTTGAGTATTACCACCAGACTTACCACTGGGCACAGTCAATATTTGGCTCAGAGGTAGACCCGGTTAACCTAGCTTCACTGCTACTCAGGACAGGTGTTCAGTTGCGGCAGATGGATGTGGACGCTTTGGAGTTTTCAAAGGGACAGCGACGTGCTCTTGGCAGAGTCTTCCGGTTTCAAGTGTCAGTTTTGAAGGTTTTGGGATGTGAGAGTTTCGAGCAGGTGTCGGAGCGTTATCTGAATTTTTAACTAGTTTGCCATTTCTTTCTTAGGTTTGTTTAAAG